CGGTTTTACTGCAGTTAATGAAGATGAACTGACTGCGGTACAAGATGCACAAAAAGCTGTAGGTGATACTGCAGTTGAAGCTAGAACTTCTCAAGACAAACTTGATAGATTATATAACGCTATCACGCCATTATTAAATAATCTTAAAGCGAATCCAGAAAAAGATTATATTCTTTGGCCGAATAGATTAGCTAAAGTTGAACAGTTCGAAGATAAATTACAAGAAATCTATAAGGGTTCATAATGTTTGGAAATTATTTTTATCACCAAAGAGTTGTAAAAGGCGTATCGACATTCGGTAAAGTCTTTAACGATATCTTTGTTATACGTAAAGATGCATCAGGTAAAGTTGTAAGTCAAATAAAAGTTCCTTTGTCATATGCACCTAAACAAAAATTCTTAGAAAGAATTAGATCAGTTCCTCAAGAAGGACAAAATCATATTGCAATGAAGTTGCCAAGAATGTCATTTGAAATTAGTGGTATTTCTTATGATACTGCTCGGCAGCTGCCAAAAGGTAATTTTGAAAGTAAGCCTGGGTCAACAACCAGCCGAAGACAAAAATTTAGACAGTCAGTTCCTTATATAATGAACTATGATTTAAATGTTTATGCTAAAAACCAAGATGATGCATTACAAATAGTTGAGCAAATAATTCCATATTTTAATCCTCAATATACATTGACTATTAAACCGTTTGGAACATCATATGATGTTTCAGAAGATGTACCTATTATTTTAACTGGTGTTTCACTTTCAGATGATTTCGAAGGAGATGTTGCAAGTAGACGAACTATAATTTATACATTATCTTTTGATATGCATGTTAACTTCTACGGTCCAATTAATGAAGGTGGAATCATTAGAAAGTCAATTGGTGCTCTTGATATTCTTGGTGGAGTAACAACAGTTGATTCAAATGGTGGAAGTAAAATTACAACTACACAAGTAACTACTCCATTAGAAAAAATTACCGTAACACCGAATCCAATTGGTGTATCACCTGATAGTGATTTTGGATTCACTGAAACTATTATATTAGCAAGCGATTCAGATGCTGCTGTGAATTAAGGAGACCAAATTGATTGATTCTGATAATGTTAAAGGTGACTATGATTATTCAAGAGAAACCTATTATCAACTTATTGAAAAAGGTAAAGAAAGTCTTGAACTAGCAATTAGAATTGCTGAAGAAACAGAACATCCTAGAGCGATTGAAGTTTTAGCCGGGATGATTAAAAATGTTTCAGATGTAAATGATAAATTGATGGACCTTAATCGTAAGTTAAAAAATATAGATAACGAAGAAATTAAAAAAGTTCAAAATAACACGACTAATAATGTAATGATTGCATCAACTGCTGACTTACAAAAATTATTGAAACAAGACGCGAAAGAGAGTATTATTGATGTCACACCAAGAGAGCTACCTAGGGAATCCTAATGTTAAGCGCGATGGTGTTGATCAAGAATGGACTACTGAACTTGTAGAAGAATACATGCGGTGTTCAAAAGATCCTCAATACTTCGCTGCTAAATATATAAAAGTTATTTCACTCGATGAAGGTCTAGTTGAATTCAACCTGTACCCTTATCAAATAGACATGTTTAGGCATTTTAATGACAATCGCTTTAGTATTGTTTTGGCATGTAGGCAATCAGGAAAATCAATATCGGCCTGTGCCTATTTGCTATGGTACACCCTCTTTACGCCAGAGAAAACGGTCGCGGTACTTGCGAATAAAGGGGCAACAGCTAGGGAAATGCTCTCACGCATTACGCTCATGCTGGAAAACATTCCTTTCTTTTTACAAGCTGGGGCAAAAGCTCTTAACAAAGGTAATATTGAGTTTAGTAATAACTCTAGGATTATTGCTACTGCTACTACTGGGTCTTCAATTCGTGGTCTTTCTGTCAACCTTCTATACCTTGATGAGTTCGCTTTTGTAGAAAGAGCAACTGAATTTTATACTTCAACTTATCCGGTTGTATCTGCAGGTAAAGACACAAAGGTTATTATTACATCAACTGCAAATGGAATTGGTAATCAGTTTCATAAGATCTGGGAAGGAGCGGTACAAAAAACAAATGAATATTCAAGTTTTAGAGTTGATTGGTGGGATGTACCGGGGCGTGATGAGAAGTGGAAAGAAGAAACAATATCCAACACTTCACAATTGCAGTTCGATCAAGAATTCGGAAATACATTCTTCGGTACTGGCAATACTCTTATCAATGCAGAAACACTCTTAAAGTTAAGAGCTAAAAGACATACTAAAGTATTAGAAGGTGGAGATCTTTTAATATACGAAGAACCGCTCACTGGTCATGAATATATCATGACTGTAGATGTAGCAAGGGGAAGAGGTCAGGATTACTCTACATTCAATTTGATCGATATTAGCGTTCGCCCATTTAAACAGGTTGCTGTATATCGCAATAACACTATCTCTCCATTACTCTTCCCTAATATTATTTATAAGTATGGAAAATTATATAATGATGCATATGTTATTGTAGAATCAAATGATCAAGGATCTTTGGTAACCAATGGTCTTTATCAGGATTTAGAATATGAAAATATGCATGTTTCAAGTATGGTGAAAGCTGATTCTGTAGGAATCGAGATGACAAGAAAAACAAAAAGACTCGGTTGTTCTGGAATTAAAGATTTATTAGAAAATGGCAAAATTGATATTGCTGATGAAAATACTATTATGGAAATATCAACATTTGTATCAAAAGGAATATCTTACGAAGCACAAGACGGAAACCATGATGATCTCATGATGAATCTAGTAATGTTTGGTTATTTTTGTTCTACTCAATATTTTACTGATATGACTGACATTAATCTAAAAGAAATGATGTTTAAGCAAAGAATGAAAGAAATTGAAGATGATTTACCTGGGTTTGGTTATCAAAGTACTGGAATGGAAAATATAGTAACCATGACAGAAGATCAAATGATGGGTAGGGAATGGGCAGTGGAAGAAAGTGAAGATTTTTAAGATTCATTTTATTATAAATAGTTACAGGTGAAAAAATTAACTAGCGTATTATGTGGAACTTATAATTTAACTGAGAGGAAAATAGCATGGCTTTTTCAGAATCTCCATCAATTGTAGTTAGAGAAATCGATCTTTCTGGGGTAGTCCCTTCAGTTTCGAGTTCTACTGGTGCATTTGCTGGTAACTTCGAATGGGGCCCAGTTCTCACACCAAAGAAAATCAATAATGAAATTAAACTGGTAGAGACATTTGGCGCACCTACAGAAACTACAACTCGTAACTTTCATGAAGCATCATACTTCTTGAAATATACTTCAGATCTTCGAGTAGTACGTGTGATCGACTCAGATGCTAAGAATGCATTTGTTGGCGGTGCCGCTACAGGCGACGCAACACACGTCATTAAAGAAGAAAATGATTGGGACCTACAAAAAGGAACTCAAGAAACTAATAAAAGACAATGGTTTGCAAAATACCCAGGTGACCTAGGTAATTCATTGCAAATTCAAGTTTGCCCATACGATTCAGCTGATGATGCTGCATTTACAACATGGGCTTTAGAAGATAACTTCGATGCAGCTCCAAACACTTCAGCATATGCCACTGGCAAAAATGCTTTGAGAGATGAGGCTCACGTTGCTATCGTCGACAGAAACGGTAAATTTACTGGAACTAGAGGAGCAGTCCTCGAAACTTTCCCATTTGTATCTTTTGCAAGTGATGCAAAAACTGCTGATGGAACTTCAAACTATATTAAAGATGTTATTAATAACAGATCAGAATATGTTTGGATGGGTTTCCATGACAGTGACCATGCAAATGCTGGAACTGATGCTGACAGCGGTGATAACTATAAAATGGCTGTTGAAGCAGTAAAAACTTACAACCTAGCGAATGGCGCGGCGTCTGCATTTAGCTCAGCTGGTGCACTCGGCAAGTTCTTACTAGGTTATGACAAATTCGCGGATAAAGATAATATCCAAGTTGATCTACTTATCGCTCCCGGATTGAATACCAGACTTTCAACTACTACTATGGCTAATAAACTGGTAACAGTTGCTCAGTCAACTAGAAAAGATTGTGTGGCAATTACATCTCCTTCTAAAGCTGATGTTATTGATACAACTACTCCAGTTACAAATACTGTAGCAGGAACTGGTACATTCACTAAGTCTTCTTATCTCTTTGTAGATAATAACTGGCTTAAAGTATACGATAAGTATAACGATAAATATATCAATATCTCTGGTGCATCTTCTACAGCAGGTATCATGGCAGCAACCGATTATGTTGCAGCTCCGTGGTTCTCACCAGCTGGACCAAGACGTGGCCAATATCTTGGAATTACAGGACTAGCTTATACTCCTAATAAATCTGAGAGAGATACACTATATAAAGTCGGCGTCAACCCAATCGCCAATATCCCAGGTCAGGGTGTATTACTCTTCGGTGATAAGACAATGCTTGCAAGACCTTCTGCTTTTGACAGAATCAATGTAAGAAGATTGTTCCTTACAATCGAAAGAGCAATAGCATTAGCTGCTCGGAACGTAATGTTCGAATTCAACGATGAATTCACAAGAGCAGAATTTGTTGGTATTGTAGAACCATTCCTAAGAGAAATCAAAGGAAGAAGAGGTATCACAGACTTTAGAGTAATATGTGATGAAACCAATAACACGGCCGCTGTAATTGACCGCAATGAATTTATTGCCAACATTCTAGTTAAGCCTGCAAGAAGCATCAACTTCGTAACGTTGAACTTCGTAGCAGTCAGAACTGGCGTTGACTTTGAAGAAATTGCTGGCAACATAGCTTAAAGGAGATATGTAAATGGCAATTTTAGGAGTAGACGATTTTAAATCGAAAATCCGAGGTGGTGGTGCTCGTCCTAACTTATTTAAGACGACTTTAAACTTCCCTGGATATGCTGGTGGCGATGTTGAGTTAACATCATTCATGTGTAAAACTGCACAACTTCCTGCATCAACCATTGCGCCAATTGTAGTTCCTTTTAGAGGACGACAGTTGCAAATGGCTGGTGATCGTACATTCGAACCTTGGACTGTTACTATCATTAATGATACTGACTTCCAAATTAGAGATGCAATGGAAAGATGGATGAATGGTATTTCAGCACATACTCAAAACACTGGCTTAGTCAATGTTAATGAATATGTAGCTGATATGATTGTTGAACAACTGAATAAAAACGGTGATACAATTAAGACGTATAACTTTACTGGAGCATTCCCAACTAATGTTTCTGCGATTGATTTGGCATATGATGCTAATGATGCAATCGAAGAATTCACTGTTGAGTTCCAGATTCAGTACTGGACAAGTAACACTACATCTTAGATAAATAGAAGTATGGGCGGGGTTTAGTCTCCGCCCATCTTAAATTACTAGTAAAAGGTGAAATAATGGCAGAAGACGGAAATGGTTTCAAGCTCTTTGGGTTTGAAATTAAAAGATCAAAAGAGGAAAAGAAGGAAAAATTACCTTCTATCGTCCCGCCAATTGATGATGACGGTGCAGGATACGTAACTGCGGCCGGGTCCCACTTTGGGCAATACTTAAATTTAGATGGAGATGAAAGTTCTGATAACCATCACCTGATTGCAAAATATCGTGGAGTTGCGCAACATCCGGAAACAGATGCAGCAATTGAAGATATTATTAATGAAGCAATTAGTGCAGGTGAAGATAAACATCCTATCGAAGTAAACCTTGATAATGTTGAAAAGCTTTCAGCAAGTATTAAGAAATCTATTATTACAGAATTTAATAACATTACATCCATGTTGAAGTTCCATGATAATGCTCATGAGATTTTTAGACGTTGGTATGTAGATGGAAGACTATATCATCACTTAGTTGTTGATGAAAGCAGATTGGCAGATGGAATACAAGAAATCCGTCCGATTGATGCAGCAAAAATCCGTAAAGTAAAACAAGTTAAAAAGGCTAAAGATCAACAAACTGGTGCGGCTGTCATCAAAAGTGTTGATGAGTTTTACATTTACCAAGAAAAACCAGGGTCACAAACAGGTGGTGTAAAGCTAAGTCCTGACTCAGTGAGTTATGTAACATCTGGTATTATGGACCAACAAAGAAAGAAAATATACAGTCACCTTCATAAAGCACTGAAGCCGATTAACCAACTAAGAATGATGGAAGATTCTTTAGTTATTTACAGATTAGCTCGTGCTCCCGAACGCAGAATTTTTTATATTGACGTAGGTAACTTACCTAGAGGTAAATCTGAGCAATATCTAAAAGACATTATGGCTCGTTATAGAAACAAATTAGTATATGACGCAGACACTGGACAATTAAAAGATGATCGAAAGCATATGTCTATGCTGGAAGATTTTTGGTTGCCTAGGCGTGAGGGTGGTAGAGGTACACAAATCGAAACTCTCCCAGGCGGAGAGAACCTAGGGCAAATTGATGATATAATTTATTTCCAAAAGAAGTTATATCGATCTCTAAACGTTCCCCTCTCACGTCTAGAGCAGGAGCAAGCATTTTCTCTTGGTCGTGCTACTGAAATTACAAGAGAAGAATTAAAGTTCCATAAGTTTATTGAAAGGTTGCGTCGTAAGTTTGCAACATTATTCCTTGAAATACTTAAGAAGCAATTGATTCTAAAAGGGGTAATTACTGCTGATGATTGGGAGTTGTGGAAAAATGATATTAATATTAATTTTATTAGGGATAATCATTTCACTGAACTTCGTGATGCAGAAATATTTAAAGAGAGAATTGGTACTCTTGACGGCCTTGCGAACTATATTGGACCAGAAGGATTCTTTTCAAAGGAATACATATATAAGAATGTCTTAATGTTATCTGACGATGAAATCGCAGAAATGAAAAAACAAATTGAGGCGGAAGCTGCGGCTGGTGAAGAAATGCCAGATACAGATAATGAAACGGATGAACCAGAAGAGGAACAACCAAGTGACGACGAACCAGATGCTGACGAGCAACCAGAAGAAGAACCGGAAGAATCTTAATTGGGATTTTATTAGAGCCGGATATCATACGACTCTAATGAATTTATCTAAAAATGCTGAAATAGCCGATAAACAATGGGCAATAACCGGGGATATTAGTTGGCATGCATCATATAATATGTATGTTAAAAAGATAGTCGAATTAAAAGAAAAAATTAAAAGAGAAGAGAAACTTTTATTCGGTTAGAAAACTAAATTTATATAAATAATACAAAAGGTAAGTGATATGGAACAAATTGTTAATTTTATTAAGAATGTAAAAGATCAAGACTTTAATGCCGCTAACTCTATTTTTAATGAGTTAATGTCATCTAAGGTAAATGGTCTGATGGATGCCGAGAAAGTCAAGCTGGCAGATCAAGTATTCAATGGCGCAGATCCGGATGAAGATCCAGAGATTGAAGATGTTGACGTTGAAGAAGAAGATTTAGACGAAGTTGAAGCTGACGAAGAAATTGAAGACGAGGAAGATGAAGTCGTAGAAGACGATATTCCTGAAGTCGAAGAAGACGAAG